AGAGAACCGCAGACATCAGCATGGACTTTGCCGCCTCAAGTGGAAGATATCCCGCCGCGACAGCCGGTCCAGCGTTGCTGATGAACGTAGATATGCCCTGAAGCAATTCTGTGACAGACTTCTGATCCATCGCCTGATCGCCGGAAATGGTCGAATCAGTTTCAATGTCCACTCGGTATGAGCGTTGCTTATCATCCCGCAATACCTGGATGCACTCGCTCCACGTCGGCTTATCCAAGACCTCTTGAAGCTGAGATGGAATCTGCTGCTGCTGCTGGGCCATCATCTGTGCCTGTTGCTGCGCTTGCATCTTCTGTTCCTGCGAAGGCAGCTTGACATCCGTCATCATCGCAATGCTATCGGGGCTAAATTGCTCGGAGATAATTTCGGCAGCAATCCTGACCAAATCGCGGGCATAACGCTGAACATCCCGGCCCATATCGTCCAGGCGCATAGTCCCGAACTGAACTTTAAGCTGCTGCGCGCCTAATGTCTCGGAAGCTGATGTAGACCCGCGCATGATGTCGGCGATGCCAGTGATTTCGTAGATGGTTTTCTTAATTTGCTCACGCTGGTTATAAAGCTCATTCAAAACACCCGCAATCTTCTCAATCGGCCACATCCAAATGGCCTTATCAAGTCCACCGGACTGCATAAGCGGCAGAACATCCTGCGCTGGCACCATCATATTCTCACTAGCGTCCATCAAGTTCGACATTTCAGTGATGGTGCTGTCGTAAATGCCGCGCACCCGGCAAGCGGCAATGACACCAGAAATGCGGCGCGTGATATTATCAAGCTCATTGGCTTGGTCACGATAAAACCGGAAAGGCTCGACGGGGATAAGGCTGTCAGTGTTTTCAGTCGCATATAACGGACGGGGAATCGGGAAGAACCCGCGTAGCTGGAGCGGATCGGGTTCGGTCTTGAGTGGCCGCTCCTTCAAGCTCTTGGAGATGAATATTACCTCTTTCTGATATTCACACCAAACCTCCCATACCGTTGCCCGTTTAAACGTATCGGCAACGACATCTCCATCCTTGTCTTCCATGCCGATAGGCGTGTAATCAAGCGTAACCTCGTCGCCAATATCCTCACCGAACTTGTCGCGCAGGGCATCCCGCGTCATTAAATGACGGAATGCAATCCACTCAACCTCCTCCCAGGTGCGACCAGGGCCGTGGCGGAAATCAGCCCAGTTAATATGCTGGAATTTAACCTCCTCGCCCTTTTTCTCATCGTAGGGGTCGCCCGCCTCGTCGGATTCTTCGCTGAATACCGGGTCGTACCGCACCCGCGTGACGCCGCGTCCGCAAATCTGCTGATCCTTGATCGCCATTCGCATATATCTGTCGAAATTGCAGTCATCCATCGTATAGGACAGTGCGCGCTCCAAGACCTCGGATATTTCTTTCCCAAGCGGATCAGCGTCACGATACCGCCGCCGCACATCTGGCTTGGGCGACTGATTGTAAAGCGCAGGGCATATAGTCTGGATGTTGGAGTAGAGAATATTGTAGCGGTTGGCAGACGAATAACGGCCATCTCGGTTATTCTGCGATTTCTCGTCGCGGTAGCGGTCGGCAACGTCTTTAGCGCGCTCGCGCCAGTTCTCCTCGACCTTATCGCTTAAATCAAGCTCGGCTATCCATCGGGCGACGACGCCGGGCGCGCCCTTGCCCGCATCTGCCGGAGTGACTAGGGTGCCGCCCTCTTGGCTCATCATATTTTCAGGCATAACCACCCTTCTTGCCGCCGCTCAGTGCCGCCGTCATGCCGCTGCGGTCGGCCTTATTGTATTTCTTCGCCACGGATTGCGGAATCTTGGCCTTTTTGGCGAACTTCGGATTGTTCGCCGCTGCGGCCATAAACCTCTTCTGTTTCTTCGATTTGCTGGGCATCTACGATTATTGCCTCAAATCAAGAACTTTTGCAATACTAATCATATTTGACGCGCCGCTTGCTGACCGATTTCATCAGGTCGTTCATAGTCATGGTGGACTCGCCGCCGATGTTCAATATGGGGTTGAGGACGGGGGCCTTGGGCTTGACCGGCTCCTTCCACACCCAGGCCAGATAACGCAGCGCATCTGCGAAATGATTTGTCCAGTCATGGACAGGCCGGTCTCGGAAACATTTCTGCTCATTGTCCCATTCTCTTCGGAACTGGCCCAAAGCACTTAAGAAATCTTCTTGTTCCTCGTCAATCCACAAGCGCGGGAATAGATGCCGTACCGCCAAGATACCTTGCATTTCGGTGTTGGTATTCCGAAGGATATTAACGCCTTTAAGGCCGTGATCCTTGGTCAGTTGCTCGTACACTGAGCGCCCCGCCGCCGCCAGCGTCTTGGCCTGGGCGTCGTGGGGGAGAACATGGCGCGAATATTCGTAAGGCTTGCCAGCAATAACCTCGGCGTAATGCTCAAGATTGTGACCATTTGCGCTATAAGTGTCGATAATCCGCACCTCGTTGGCAATGATCTGCACGAACAGAATCACCGTGTCATCGGTATAGCCAATGTCCCAGACGGTCATGACCGGAAGATCGGGGTCATATTTGACCTCACAAATACGGCCTTCAGATCGTGCTACCGATAGTTCCGTACCGTAAAAGCTGCCCAGGATCGCCGCTTCAAAACTACACATATATTCTTGTTCAAATTGCGCCGCGCCAAAGTCGCCACCGTACAATGCAACATACTCCGCTTTGATTTCGTCAAGCTGCGCCTCTGCGAAAGCGCCAGTGTCTACGACATTCGATATCTCTGCAAACCAGCCTTCAGTTTTCACTCCGTAATTATACATCTCGAATGCGTGGTTCTTTCCCCTGGGCGTGGTAACAAACATCGCCCAGCCGTTATTCTCTCGCAGCATCGGACTGATATAGCCCCAGGCCGATGGGTTGGCTAACGCCCACTCGCTGAAGGTCACACCCGCCACACTAGCGCCGACCAAGGAGTTATATCTATCTGAGCCAATGACTTGCCACGTTGCGCCATTCTTGAACCGAATGAACATCTCGCCTTCGTTAGTCACCTCACGCAATTCTTCTGGGAAGGCCTCATCGATCCGCCGCCTTCCTGTGTGCGGATTGACCGCCGACCAGATTGCCTTGCGAGCTTGAGAAAACTCAGGCAAGCACGTCCAGTATGTGGCTGGGCGGTCTATCAATGCTTGGAAAGTAACATCCAGGGCGATTTCGTCCTTTCCCCATCTGCGGTGAGCGATAGAGATGGCACGTTTGTTCTCCATCCCGCCATCAACCATGTATTTATGCAACGGGGCCTGATATTTCCTGATGCGGCGCTGGACGATCATTTCTCGTAGATATTCTGAATCGACCAGACGACATCGCCGCTATGTTCGATTTCGCTCTTTTCCTTCCAGCCCATCTGAGACATCGTCCACCATTTCTGTGCATTGACGTTGCCAGCTATCCCAGCCTGAAACAGGGAGCCAGCCATCTTAGTGTCAGCCTTGATCTTTGAGGTCGCCAGTTCTCTAGGGAAGTGCTTGCGGAGGGTCTTGTCGTCAATCCCGTCACCGATGCAAAGCGCGATGCCTTCATGCGGTATGCCAACGGCGCACATGAGACTGACCGTCTTCCGATCATCCTCGGTCGGCTTGTAGCTCGGCCTTCCGTTGGGTTTTCCTGTTGCTTTACGAGGCATTTGCTAAAAGAGGGGAAAAAGTCTCCCCGCTCTCCTCTAGTTTGGCCTGTTGGCCGGTGAAGTCTTGCCATCGCTGCACGATAACATCGCAGTATGCAGTGTCTAATTCCATCATGTAACCAATAATTCCATGCTTCTCTGCGGCAATTAGCGTTGACCCTGATCCGCCGAACACGTCAAGGATGGTTTCGGATGACAATTTGAAGCGTTTGATTATCCACTCCATGAGACTTACGGGCTTCTGTGTCGGATGAACCCGGTTCGTCTTTTCAGACGCTTGCGTGAATTGACGAACAACGCTTCTGAAATTTGCCCACGCTAACTCGCAGTCGGTTTGGTCAGAGTCGCCGTTGTTCTTGTCCCAAACCAACCAGCACTCACTGTCTGGCAAAACGCTGCTATAATAATTTGCACCCCACCATATATGTTTTGCGTCCGGCAACATCCCGTAGATTAGCCTGAACGAGTCCTTTGCCACGTCAGAATTATCATCACCAAGGATGTCTCCGCTGTAGTTGTCCGACAATACGCCGCTTTTAGAAACGGCATTCATCCCGTAGGGCGGGTCAGTGTGTACTAAATCAATCTGCGCCCCGTTAATTAACCGCTCAACGGCATCAATGCTGGTGCTATCCCCGCACATAACGCGGTGATTTCCGCAAAGCCAAACGTCGCCCAGCACTGTCACCGGGTTCTCAGGCACGTCAGGCACGGCGTCTTCGTCGGTCAGCCCCTCGGTTTCATCAACCAGCATATTCGCCAGCATATCATCGCCGAACCCAATTAGGCTTAGATCGAAGCCCTCGCTGTCGAGGTCTTTCATTTCCACCGATAGCAAATCCATATCCCACCCGGCGTTCTGGGGTAGCTGGTTATCCGCCAGGACATAGGCTTGCTTCTGGGCCTTCGTCCAGCCTGTTGCCGTCATGGTTGGGATTTCTTTGATGCCCAGCTTCCGCGCTGCCATGACGCGACCGTGCCCAGCTATGATCCCACCGTCCTCATCGATCAGCACCGGGGTCGTCCATCCCCACTCTTTGATCGACGCCGCAAGCTGCGCCACCTGATCGTCGGAATGCGTTCGTGCGTTCCTCGCATATGGGATCAAAGCATCAACTTTTTTGCGTTCGATTTTATCAGCGGGCCAATCCATTAACCCCTCCTGCCCGCAGAGTACCCCCAAACCCCTACCCTAAAGGGTAGGGGGGTTTT